CGATCCGAAGGAAAACCCTCACGGCATGGGCCTGGGTAACCACCCCGCGGTTGTGAAGTTCTTCCACCAGATCGGTCTGCGTCTCAGCGAAGACGGTTTCGTTGGCGGGGAAGGGCCTGGCACCCAAAAGGATGCTGCGCAAATCCTCTACAACAACACCAAAACAAAGTAACACTTTTTAGGAGTTATCACTCATGGCTACTCTTCCTACCAAAGCTGGCGCTGTAAGCCTGCTCGACGTGGCAAAAGCAACTGACCCGGATGGCCGTATTGCCACCGTGGCCGAACTGCTCAGCCAATACAACGAAATCCTGACGGACATGCCGTGGATCGAGGGTAACCTCACCACCGGTCACCGTTCGGTAATCCGCACCGGTCTGCCGACCTCGATCTGGCGCAAGCTGTATCAAGGGGTGCCCGCCAGCAAGTCGCTGCGTGCAACCGTTGACGACACCTGCGGCATGCTGGAGACCCGCGCAGAGATCGACAAAGACATCGCAGAGCTTGGCGGCAACGCTAACGCTTACCGTATGTCGGAAGCCCCTGCGTTCCTGGAATCGCTGAATCAGACGATGGCGGAAGCCCTCTTCTACGGCGACGCCTCCTTGAACCCCGAGCGCTTCACCGGTCTGACCCCGCGCTTCAGCTCGCTGAGCGCAGGCAACGGCTCGAACGTACTGGATGCAGGCGGCACCAGCACTGACAACACCTCGGTGTGGTTGGTTGTATGGGGTCCGAACACCGTACACGGCATCTACCCGAAAGGGTCGCAAGCCGGTCTGGTACACGAGGACCTGGGCCTGGACGACGCGCTGGATGCCAACGGCAACCGTTACCGCGCTTACATGGAGCGTTGGCAGTGGAAGTGCGGTATCTCCGTACGCGACTGGCGCTACATCGTTCGCATCGCGAACGTAGACGTGTCGGACCTGCTGGCTCAAACCGGCACCCAAGCCCAGACGGCCGCAACGAACCTGATCAAGATGATGATCAAGGCCTTCGCGCGCATTCCGTCGATTGGCCAAGGCACCCCGGTGTTCTACGCCAACCGCACCGTGAAAGAGATGCTCTCGGTGATGGCGATGGATCGCAGCAGCGGCGTACTGTCGATCAAGGACAGCGTAGACCAATTCGGTCGCGTAGGCCCTGGCTCGGTAGGCAACGGCACCCTGATGGTTCAGGGCGTACCGGTCCGCACCGTAGATGTGATTCTCAATACCGAGGCTCGCGTCGTGTAACCTCCGTGGTTGAGGGGGCGGCGTAAAAACCGCCCCCGAGAACACGATCTACAATCTACTCTCAAGGAGACAAGACTATGTACGTTAATTCGATGGAAGAGTTCTCGAACTCGCAGGCTGTAACCAGCACTGCGATCTCCGAGAACGTGATCGACCTGAACTCGGTAGGCGGCCCTAACGCAATCCAAGACGTTGGCACCGGCACTGATGTTTATCTGGTGGTTCGCACGGTCGTAGCCGCTACGGATACGGGCAGCGATGCTACGCTGACCGTGACCCTGGAGTCCGACTCGACTGCCAACCTCGCAACCTCGCCGACCGTGCACTTCAGCACTGGCGCGCTGGCCTTCGCGGCTTTCGCTCCTGCTGGCAGCACGCTGGCGGTAATCAAGCTGCCGAACGGCAACTACGAGCGCTTCCTCGGTGTACGCTACACCGTAGCAAGCGGCCCGCTGACCGCCGGTCAATTCGACGCGTTCTTGACGAACGACGTTGATGCTCAGCGTTACTACGCGAAGCGCTTCTAACGGATAGGGCCCTGGGGTGACCTGGGGCCCTTTCTACCCAACCTACTCACGGAGAGACTAACATGGCACAGTACATCGCCACCGCTAAAGGCTACTTCAACCAGATTCTGAACCCCGGCGACGTGTTCGACGGCCCAGAAGGCATGAAGGGTTCGTGGTTGGAGCCGCTGCATGCGAAAGCCGCAGCCGACAAAAGCCAATCGAAACTGATCGAACTGCCGATTGCGGAGCTGCGCATCATGGCGCAGAACAAAGGCATCAAGTTCGACAAGAACACCAGCAAGAAAGACCTTGCTGCTGCTCTGACCAACCAGGAAAACGAAGACGAAGACCTGGCCTAAGTAATTACGTGGTTTGCCAACTCGCGGGAGGGGGCTCTGGTTCTCTCCCGTCTTTTTCATAGAGGTGCATCGTGGCATCAGAAGTCGACATCTGCAACCTGGCACTGGCACATCTCGGCGATGCCGCCACGTTGGCAAGCATTGACCCACCGGAGGGCAGCGCGCAG